GGGTAGTGGTGGCGAAATGAATCGCTGGAAAACCCTAATGGGAGGCTACGCTCACACCACGTCATAAGGGACTGGTTAGTTAGACTAACCGAAAGAGACCTGCAGTATCCATACTTAGAGGAGCTGATGGCATACCGAGGACCGTGGACATCCAACGTTTACCTGGTAGGTATACGTCATGACCAGATAGGGGACGATAACCGGCGTCAACAAATTGATTGAAGACTAGGCGACCGAACCCTGAACTGGACATCCCGCCCGCGATGAGTTGGGCGAGTATCCGCTGTCTGGACCGTTCTTCGGTTCCGACAAAGGATTCTGGGAAATAGGCACTCTTTAGAAATTCGTCAAGCGTTCGATGAACAAAACCGCCGTGACGTGAGTAACCAAGGAACGTTAGTTCCTTCCCGTTGTTAGAGAACATCACTTTGCTCTGGTTGATGGAAAAGCCGAGGCTCGTCATCAATATACAGAACTTTTCCAGGTTGAAGTCTGGAGTTACAGATAGTGCTAGGTCGTCTCCGACACAGAACACATTCTGTAGGATGTCTCTTTGAGAATAACCCATAACCAGCAGCGAATATGTGGCGGCTAATAAATTAACCAAAGTGTCAACTAACTGGGTGAAACCCGAGCCAGATGGCACGCCACCGTATTTGCGAAGGAGCTGTCCGGATGGTAGAAGGATTGGGGTGCGAGTAAAGTAATACTCAAGGAAATCCCAGACATTGTTATTGCGGGTCACACTGCTTTGGGTTTTACCCATGAAGAACTTGCTCTTCATAAAGTCAAACGCCCAGTGGATCCAGTCTGGTCCTACCGATGTATCCATAGCGGACACGTCGGTTACACAACCAAATCGATCTTCTCGTAATAGATGATCAATGACACAAGGTAACATTTTGGTCATATTCACACCTGTCGCGTAGGGATGTTTGCCGAATTGCAATGACATCCGGTCCATCAATGGGATGACGAACCGCATTTCCATGACTTTTACAGCCGCTGGATATGCCCAAACGCCGCGAGCTTTGATCTTTTCCTCAAGCTCGTCTGTTTTTACTAAACCAGGCCGCACTCCGATCATAGTTGGAGGTGCTCGCACCCTGTGTGGGGGTAGGAACTTTGCAAAGTGATTCAAACGTTTTGCATGATCATACACCCAACCAAGACACTCGCCCTGTGTAAGGTACTCCCTCCGAAGAGGTAGCCCCGGGCTTGCCGTTAAGTTTAGATGGGGAAGGATTTCTGTCCACCCCTTGTAATTAAAGTCGATTGGCTCGACCTTACCAAGAGACGCGAACATACGTTCGACGATACTCTCAGCTTCCCGCATCAATGACCCCGTTGGCTTGCGTCGCCAAGTGCGATCAAAGAGAGAGAAGTGGCTCAGGATTCTTTCCGGCGTACAGGGGTCGCGTTGGTATGCGTCCTCTAAACGATCCGAAAGAACTGGATCAACCTTCCGTAGATTATCTCTAAACCACGGATCGAATTTGGGAATCCGAACGTTGTACGAGTATGGGTCCATCTTACCGATGTACTTCATAGTCGAAACGGGTTGATACACGTACTCCTGGGACTTGTAAGAGTCCAGGGGTGCGTCCACAGCCTTTATGAACACCTGCGTCGAGTACTGACTCGCGCTGGGTTCACCGACAACTGGGCCAGCAATCTGACGACTGCGAACCAGCTTGTCGAAGTAAGGGATTAAACCTGTAGGGTAAGATGCGCGATGGCGAATCTCATCCTCCAGTCGGAGTGCCCTCTGATAAACAGAGGTACCCTCAAACTCCGAAAGTAAATGCTGCATAGCGAGAATTGAACGTATTGTG